GCTGAGTATAATGTTCAAACTAAAGTTGGTATGGCATTATTAATGGATACTAAAATAATGAATAAAACAACTGGAGATATTTTATCACTTTATGATGCTTTTGAATTTGATTCAAACTCAAAAGAAGTTAAATTAAAAAATGGTTACAATACAATTGTTATTTTAGATAAAAAGAATGTTGATGAAAATGGAAAACCCAAAGTGTTAAAAGAACAACTTTATAACGATGAATACAGATATCAGCTTAGAAATAATATACGCGAAATAAATAAACAAATTCATGGTAACTATGCTAAAGATGATAGAATGATTATTCAATCTCACGTTCTTGGTAGATTTGCGGCTCAATTTCACAAATGGGTTGCTCCAGCAATTAAAGCTAGATTTCGTAAAGAATATTTTGATGAAAATTTAGGATGGATGGAAGGAAGATATAGATCTTTTTGGAAATTTTTAGTATTTACTACTAAAGAAATAGCCACAATTCAATTTGAATATGGCAGACATAATGAAAAGTTTTTAGAGCAATATGGATATATCGGTGATGGTTCGCAAAGAGATTCAAGAGCAAAAGATAAATTATTTGGAGTATATAGAACTTTAGCAGATATTAGCATAACTATGCTTACATTTACAATTAAACAAATTTTAGATACAATGTTTTCGGATGATGAAGACGATGAATTTAAAGCAAGAATAGAAAACTTTTTAAGATATCAAGCAGATAGAACATATAAAGAACTTATTGTTTTTTATCCTCTTGTTGGTGCACAACAACAATATCAAATGGTAAAATCTCCACTTGCAATTGCAAGAACTCTTGGAGAATTCAGCGAAGCTTTATATTTATCTGTAGCAACACCCCTTGCTTATGTTGTTAAAAGTGAAGAGGATTTTTATCTTGATTCAGATTATGTATATCAAAAAGGTGATAGAAAAGGAGAACTCAAAGTTTATAAAAATTGGGCAGATGCTATTCCAATCTTATATTCAATTAAAAAATATCAGGAATTTTCAGATCTTACAAATTTCTATATTAAATAAAGCAAGGGGGAAATTCCCCCTCGCTTTTATCCTTCACAACTTTCGCATTCTAAAATGTTCCTTGCAAAAGACTGCGCACTACTCATACTAAATTGATAGTAAAGAGTTTTAATACCTTGTTCGTGTGCAAATAAATATAATTGATTAATATCTTTTGCGGGAATACTTGGATGAATCATTAAATTTAATGATTGAGATTGATCTATATATTTTTGTCTAGCAGCAGCTTGAATAATAATCTCTTTAGGACTAATCTCTATAAAAGATTTGAATACTTTTTTAGTTGGAAAGTCTAAGTGTTGTACAGAACCGTCTTTTTTTAAAATGCTTTCCCAAGTTTCAGATGTGTTTAAATTATACTTTTCGAGTTCTGTTTCCAAAAAAGGATTTTTATAAACAGTTTTACTTTTAGCAAGATCTTTAATAAAGTAATTTGATTTGATTGGTTCAATACCCATACTAACTTGTCCATGTATAAAAGAACTAGATTTTGTAGGAGCAATAGCTATTAGTGTAGTATTGGCATAACCCGGTCTAATTGATTTAACATTTCCTAATTCACATAATTCTCTTGATGTTGCTTCAGCTCTATTTTTAATATTTTTAAATATTTGAGTATTTAAAAGTTTAGCTTCCATAGATTCAAACTCAATAAGTTTAGATTGCAAATAAGAGTGATATCCTAATACGCCAAGACCTATAGCTCTATGATTTTTAGCAAATCTATGAGCTCTTGCCATACCGGGTAAAGTAGCAGATTTAGTTATAAACTCATCCATTACGGCATTCAAAAACAAGGTATATGTTTCAACAGCATCTGTTTTATTTATTTCATCCCAGTGTAGTAAGTTTAAAGAACCTAAGCAACACACAAATGAGTTAAAACTATCTGTAGGTAATTGAATTTCAGAACAAAGATTACTTGCTGTTATCTCCATACCTAATTCCTTATAAGGACTATTCTTGTTTGAATTATCTTTAAACATAATATAAGGAAATCCAAACTCATTTCTTCTTTGAATAATCTTAGCCCATACTTTACGTTTATCAGAATCTCCGGCTTTCATTTCCTCTAACCAATTATCAGTTACTGTAATACCATATTGAAGATTTTGAATTAAATTACCTTCAGAACCAATATCTAAAAATTCAAGAATATCTGGATGTTCTACAGGAAGATATGCAGCACATGCTCCTCTTCTTGCTTCAGATTGTTTGCATACATCTACTATAGTATCATAAACTCTAGCATAATGCACAGGGCCGTCTGCAGTACCTCCTGTTGATATTTTTGAACCTCTTGCTCTAATATTACCTAAATAAATACTAGTACCTCCACCATATTTTGACATCAAACCTATTTCTCGGCTTACATTTAAAATGCTATCAAGATTATCATCACAATTAGACCCATAACAACTAATGGATAAACCTTTTTGTTTACCAAAATTAATCCATACAGGTGTAGATAAACTATAAAATCCTCTTGCCATATAGTCTTCAAACTTTTGAGCAAAACCTGAAATGCTCAGATACTTCTCAGCAGTTCTTGCAATGTCTTTGATTCTTTGTTCAGGAGATTCTGTAATATAACCTCTTGAGAGAAATATGCGGCTTTCCTCATTAAGCCAATAATATTTAGAATAGGTCATTTTCAGTTATACTTTTAGATTTTTTGTTATAATCAATTTGTTTTTTGTAAAAAAAGTCTCCTTCTTTAGTTGCTGTAATTTCTACGTCAAACCAGTGCGTTTGTTCTAGTAGTTGTTCATTTATATCAAATAAATTATTCATACCTATTTTTTTAAGAGAATTATTAAATCTATTCATAATAAATTGTCGAATTACTTCTTTCGAAAGAAACTCTAGTTCTCCATTTTCAAAAATCCAATCTAATATACCGCACTCTGCAATATATGCTTTCTGACAAGCTGAGTAAATTAAGTCTTCAAACTCTTTATCAAACCACTCAGGATTCTCAGCTTTGATAATGTTAATGATCTCAACACCAAAGTTGCCGTGGATATCCTCCTCTTTACTTGTAGCCTCAACTACATTTGAGATACCTTTAAAAAGATTCTTTTCTTTGTTAAAGGACATCATAATAAGAAATTGACTGAATAGACTAACGTGCTCAATAAACAATGAGAATAGAAGCACACTCTTGGTGTACATTTTATTGTCTTTGCTTCTGGTTCCATCCAGATATTTCTTTAAATATTTAATACGATTCCCAATAGCCGGAATGTCAATAACAGTTTTAAACTCTTCTTCAAGACCTAAGATTCTAAGTAATCTTGCATAGGCATCTTTATGACGAACTTCTGAGTTTCCTGAAATTAAAACTTTATCATTATATCTAGTTACAATGCATCCCTTTGGAACCGTTACACAGTATATATTCCCATCATAATCTTCAATAGTAGGTGTGTATGTTATTGATGAATAATTTTCTGTATTTATAAAACTTACAACATAAACATTTTTATATGAATCTTTTCTATTATCTGTTTTAGTATTTATGTTAGTTCTGTAACCCGCTAAAATACCTATAACTTGAACTTTATCAGCACATAATTTATTAGTAGTAAAATATTTCATAAGGCAATTTTTAACATTACCTTTTAATCTTGTTCCATCCCATTCAATTAATTCTTCAATAAAATCTTTACACCAATTTTGAGATTTGTCTGATAAATCAACCCAATTAAACTGTTTTAAATCATAATCAGTGGGAAAATCTATTTCATATTTTACATATTCAGGTCTTGATGTTTTAAATTCTCTATACGTTAATCCTGATTCTATTATAAGATTTTTTAGTCTGAGTTTTTTTCTTTCTTTTTTAACTGAAATTTCATAAGTGTGATTGTTTTTTTCTAATCCTCTTCTTACTTTCTCACCATTTTTATTCCAAAATCTAGAAGACCCATCAGCTTGTATAGCAATTCTCAATCTTTCAATGGGCGTTAATTCTTGTATTCCATCATGAAGAAGTTTTCCCGAAAAGGGTAATTTCATATCACTATTAAATTTAGTGATTTCTTTAATAGCCTTCTTAATAATATTACCACTTCTTGTTTTATATATAATGTTATGATTAGGAGTTAACAATGCGTTATATGTTTGGTTTTTAATCTTATGCATTTTTCCTTTATAGACTTTATTTATTATATTAGTTGGTAAAACAGATGTCATTGTATTAGTTTCTATATCATACTGAATAACTTCTGTATCGACAGTAATATTTTTAAAGTCTATCCAACCCTTCAAAGTAAGTATTTCTGTGCCTTCACCATGACATTCAGCAAATGTCATACCCACATCACCTATTTCTGTAATGGGCATTCTTTTATACATATCAGCCCAGAATGTTTTAACATTAACTTCAATCTGTGCAATGGCTAACATGGTTCTTTTAATTACTTCTCTTTCTTGATTAGATATTTTTATTTTAAAATCATCAACATCTGTGGTAAAATTATACTCAGTATCAATCCAATAAGAATGTCGGATTGCATTTTTATATTCTAATAAATTTGGGTATTCGTAAGGAAGGATATTAATCCTAGGCTCAAATATGTTTGACATATCATAAAAATACTAATATTTTTTAAGATTACATAGCGTATATTTGTAAATGGCTTATATAGAACATAATTTTTTTCCTTTAAAAGTATTTGTTAGAAACGAATACTTATATCAACATAAAAAAGGATTTGGTGAATTTACTCTTGGAGTTATTATATCTGTAAGATGTATGCCGGGACAAGCTGCCTTATTTCAAGTATTATTAGAAAATGGTGTAATGAGAGATAAATTACCAAGTCATGCTTTATTAACAGAACCAATAACACCAGAACCAGATTTGCCTTTTCATTTTTTACAACTGTGGAATTGTTTTTCTTATAATTTTACACTAATACATTTATCTTATATATACGACACTAATGTAGAAGTATATATGAAAGATAAAAAGTTTTACAAAGGAAGTTATTATGCCACAATTAACTGGGGTTCAAACAATATAAATACAGATATAACATTATCTGAAGATCCAATGGAACATAAAAGTCATCATATTATATTATTAGATAATGGACAAATAGCTTTACAACCTAATAATAGAATAAAATGGTTTGAACCAAGTTTTGTAACAAAACCATTTCCTGAAAAACCAGATTATTTAATCAATAAAGATTATTATAATTGTGAAGGATTTGAGAAATGGGAAACAGATGATACAGAAAATATGTTTTATACTTAATTAAATTTTTATTTGGATATTGTCTAAATAATTATTATATTATTGTATGAAGACAAGAGATGTAATCGGAATAGGTTTAGTTCTTATTATTTTATATCTTCTTTTGTTTCCAGTTGAAAAAGAAAAAATACTAACAGAAGTAAAAATAGATACAATAACAGTAACTAAAGAAATAGTAAAAACAAATATATCTTATCATACAGATACTATTATTATTCCGGGCGATACTGTATTTGTTCCTTCAGAATCTTACGAAGAATTATTAGTTCAATTTAACCAATTAGTTAAATACTATAGTGCTAGAAATATTTATAAAGACACGATTCAAATTGATACAATTGGGTTTATTTATTTACAGGATACTATCCAATATAACTTAATAAAGTCCAGAAGTTATAAATATGATTACACTAGATTTCATTACACTCTTCCTGAAACTAAAAATAATTTATATATAGGAATTTCGGGTAATAATAATTTTGCGGGAGTTGGATTAACTATTAAATCAAAAAAAGAAAATTTATACAGTTTACATTATAACACAAATTCAACATTCACTTTTTCACTACATAAAAAACTATAATATGAGCAAAGATAGAATAATGGGCATAATACGTCACACATTAACTTTTGTGGGAGGACTTCTTGTAATGAATGGCTTAGCTGATGAAGCTTTAGCAAATGAAATTATAGGTTCTTTCTTAACTTTAATCGGAGGCATTTGGTCTATTGCAATCAAAAAATGAAATCTTTAATTTTGGACCCTTTAGTTTTAACTATAACAATAATATTTTCTATTTTTACTTTTATATGTTCTTATTTTTTAGAAATATATATGAGTAGTCCAGATCAATATATTGGTGTTATTGCGGTAAGTTTTCTTGACGGCATATTCGCAATAATTGCTAACTATAAAAAAGAAGGATTTAAAACAAATAAAGCAATAAAAATCTTAAAAACTATAAGTTTTTGGATTATAATTCTTACAGTTATATTAATAATAGAAAGAGCTTTTTCTGGAACAAGCTGGTTAAGTGAAGTAATTATTGTACCATTTATAGTGTTTCAATTAATAAGTACACTTAAAAATGCTTCTTTAGCCGGATATATAAAAGTATCACTTTTAAACGATATTCTAAACAAAATTGATAAACATAAAACAATTTAAAATGTTCTTAAACAAAATCAAACGCAAAACTGCAAAACTTGCAGATATCGCACAAAATGTAGGACAAATTATTCCTACAGCAACTAAAGTAGCTGGAATGGCTACAGGTATGCCAATTGCAAAAAAAGGTGGCAAACTTAAAACCTACTCTAAGGGTGGTCTTAAGCGAAAACTTAAAAAATGAAAAAAGGAGTTTATACAAAACCAAAAATGCGAGCTCGTATAGTATCTGCTGTAAAAGCTAGCAATAAAGGTGGTAAACCGGGACAATGGTCTGCAAGAAAAGCTCAATTAGTTGCTAAAAAGTATAAAGCTGCTGGAGGAGGATATAATGACTAAAGACCCGCAAAAAAGTTTAAGAGATTGGACTTCTCAAAATTGGATGACTTCCGGCACTTATTCTAATAAAAAGAAAGGTTCTTTTAAAGAAGTTAAATCAAAAGGAACCAAAAGATATTTACCAGAAGCTGCTTGGTCTGCTTTATCCACTAAAGAAAAAGCATCTACAAATAAAGCCAAAGCTGAAGGCAATCGGAAAGGAAAACAATTTGTTTCTCAACCAAAATCAATTAAAGAAAAAACTAAAAAATTCAGATGAAACCTTCTCAAGGAACAACAAAAACTCAACGAAGTAAAGTAGTAAAAGCTGCAAAAGCTGGTAAAGATATCGGTAAAAAAGGAAAAATGTTTAGCAAAATAGCGGATAAAATTGGCGGAGAAAAAGGTAAGAAAATAGCAGCTGCTGCAATGTGGAAAAATATAAAAAAATGAGAAAGAAAATAGGAAAAACTATTAAATCAAAACCCAAAAATTAATGAAAAAATCAACAACTAAAAAAGTATCTTCTTCAAAGAAGGCTTCTTTAAATGAAATGAAAAAGTGGGAAATTGAATCGGCACTTAACACTCTCAAAAGAGCAGATGAAATTCGCAAAGATTCTAAAATGATGTCAGATGTTAAAAAACTTGCAGAACAACAACTTTTATCTCTTAAAAATTTCACAAAATGAAAGATTCAAGATTATCTAAAGCTGGCGTTACAGGTTATAATAAACCTAAAAAAACCCCAAGTCATCCTACTAAATCACATATAGTAGTAGCAAAAGAAGGAGATGAAGTAAAGACTATTAGATTTGGACAACAAGGAGTAAAAACAAATCAAACAGCAGGACAAAGAGAAGCTTTTAAAGCTCGGCATGCCAAAAATATATCTAAAGGTAAAATGAGTGCTGCTTATTGGGCAGACAAAGTAAAATGGAGTCCTAGTAAAACATTATCACCAAGCAAAAAATGGAACAAATAATTTTAAATTCTCTACAAGGAGCTGCAAGAAATATTGTTTATTACCACAATACTACGGATAATTATGTAACGTACACATTAACCGAACCCTGTGATTATTTAATTAATCTTAATGGGGGTTTGGTATATACTACAACTAGCGCTACTCAACAAGGTGTAATATTAAGCAATAATAGTGTTCTTAACTTAGCAGCTGTCAATAGTACGCTTGCTTTACCCGCTTTTTGGATAATTAGAGGCCCAAATGGACTTAAAATTAAAGAATTCGTGCTTCCTAAATCAAGAGTAGCTGCTTATTGGTTATAAAATGGCATTAGCAATAGGTTTTTCTCCTTTTTTTTCATCTGGTATTAATAGATTACTATACCAAGATGATATTAATTTATCAAAAAATAGGGAAAGCTCTGCAAATATTTTAGAAGAAAATTGTTTAGATGAAAGAGTAAATAATATTCGACTTTCAGTTTCAGAAGTACTTAACAGAAACCTGTTGTTTAATTCATCAATGGCAGGAGCGACAGGAAGCGTGTTGCCAACGAATTGGGCGAGTGGTAGCGTTAACGGATTGACCTACACCATTAGCAGTGCGTCAACCGTTGCAGGCTTCCGCGCTATTGAGTGGACAGTAAGCGGCACGGCGGCAACAGATGGCGATTTATACCTTGCCTGCGAGCCGATGCAGTCGGGAAGTGTTGTTGCGCAGATACCGAACGAGTACATTGGCACTATGTACTGCGCGAGGGTGAGCGGCACAATTAGCTCGGGGATGGTATTGCAAACGCTGACGCAGAACTTTGTGGATGGGGCGGTGCAGGAAACAAAGACGAAGGACTTGGCGGCAGTGACAGGGCAAACTTTTGTGCGCATTGAGCCGAATAGTATTAAGACGGACATTGACTTGGAGAACCGCGTGAATTTGCGCTTGTATCAGTCGATAGCCAGCGGTGACGTGGTTAACTTCACCATTCGTGTTGCCGCGCCGCAAATCGAGGCAGGACTTGTAGCATCGCCATTTATCAGCACGGTGTCGGGTGCCGTTAGTGAAGTGCGTGGCAGACCTTCTATTTTGGTTGTGCCGCAACTGACGAGGCAGAGTGGGACGAATTTGGTGTTGAGGAGTGAGGAGTTTAATGATGCCCAATGGTTTGGTCTTGGTCTTAATGCTTTTGGAAGTGGAAGTGTTGCAAATTCAACAGGAACAACCGACCCATTTGGAGGTACAAATGCAGATTACATTCAGGAAAATTCAGCAAGCGGTACTCACGTCATCCTGCAAATAAAAGCAGGGCAAGTTAGTGGCACTAATTTGACGTTTAGTGTTTTTGCGAAAGCGGCGGAACGAACGCGAATAAATCTATTTAATAACGGCGGCGGAGGAGGTAACGCTACTTTTGATTTGTCGGCAGGAACGGCTACTTTGGTTGCTGGTGTTTCTGCATCCATACAAAATTATGGCAATGGCTGGTATCGCTGTACATTGACTTACACCCCAAATTTAACGGGTAATTTTAACGTACAAATTCGACTTGTTGACGCTTCGGGTAATACATCGTACACAGGTACAGGCACATCAGGGATTTACGTCTTCGGCGCACAACTTGAAACAGGCTCAACGGCTACTCCATACATCCCTACAACGACAGGCTCTGTATTTAGAAATGGGACTGTGTTCCCTCAACTGCCCACGGTTGGCGGTGCTGACTTCACCTTCACGCGAGCGACCACCGCCACGCGTGTGAATGCGAGTGGATTGATTGAGAGCGTTGCTTCGGGGATTCCGAGGTTGGACTACTACACCAGCGGAGGAACGGCTGGCTGCCCTGCGTTGCTGGTTGAGCCGAGTGGGTCGAACTTGTTGTTGCAGAGTGAGGCTTGGAATGTATCTCCTTGGGCTGCTACAAGTGGCTCCCAAGGAGCAACCGTTTCAAGCAATGTGACTGCATCTCCTGACGGAACGACTAATGCCGATAAATTGATTGAGGCGGCAGTTGCGGGAAATCACTTTTGTCTGCAAAGTTTGACCTTGACAAGCGGAACAACTTATACCGCAAGTTGCTTTGTTAAAGCATCCGAAAGAACTCGTGGTCGCCTAAGAACGAGCGGGGCAGGTGCTTATTGGGATTTAGATTTTAACCTAACATCAGGAACGGTTACAGGAGGAACCAATCCGT